TCAGACTCATCTTTCTTTAAACCCTTTAATGTTGAAGAACTTAAAGCCAAGTTAAGAAAGAAGATCTTTTCCTGCAAAGCTAGTGCCTCGTTGACTTACCACCTGAAAATTAAGCATGCCTTTTCAGTTAGGAATCCTGCTTTACTTACATCTATGAGAGCAGATGCCAGAGTTTGGTTAGCTTCCAAAAATTTTCCTATGGATTCTGAAGAAGAGTACAGTATCATCACTAGTTCAGTCATAGCAGCATATATGATTGACCCCTGCGAGTACGCTTTTTATAGGCTCTGTCAGGAACGCAATTTTTGGAATGGATTTTCTGATTATAATTCAGCACTTAGTGGGAGTGTAGATGTCACTATTCCATCTAAGTTGTCAACAATATTACCCGGTTCCAAAGACTCAGGGGACTGGAGAGGACTTAAACGTTCTTTAATATTTGACAAGTCTGTGCGGCTGAATTATTCCACTAAGCACAACACTGCTTAATATTGCTGTATTCCTAAGATAGCTCAATGTAATGATTATTTGTTACCAACAGCAACACTTAGTAACCCCCAGCTATCTTTAGATGCTAGGAGTATAGCTACGCACAGACCACCAAGATCATACTATCAGATTATGGACGTCTCAGGTCTTGGTTTGAAAACGAAAGAGTGGGGGTATTATGACACATGTCCATGTAATGAAGTTGATGCATTGATTAACAGGCATGCCTTATGTGAGCAAGTACCAGACTCTGCAGCCATATCTAATATGAGACTCTTAGCTTCAAGTGTAGCTTTGCAGTTTAGAAGAGAACACCCTTTTCCGCAGAGATGGGATCACGCCTCACTTATGCACAACACGAGGCTTAAGATCAGAGGTCGGTATGATAGAGCTTATCGAAACCTTAGTAACGGGATGATGTATAGTCTCGGTACTATGTCCAAGATTCAAACCTTTATCAAGTTTGAAAAGATGCCAATTGAAAAATTGGAAGAGAGAAAGCCTGCCAGATTGATACAACATCGGTCTTATGAATATTTGTACTTAATGAAGTCTGTTTTTGGTCCTCTTTCTGAACACATCAAGAAGAGTGAGGTTATTATTAATAACTCAGGACAACAACTTAAAGAAATTTTTGGTGTTGGACTCACGAACCAGGAAACTGCTAATAGGATACATTCTCTATTTCTTAGACATAAGGACTGCGTTGTTTTATGCTTAGACCATTCCAAATGGGATGGGCATTTCAACGAAGTTTTGATGTCTAACATGCATGATTTCTGGGACACTGTAACCAAAAACAACAGAAGTTTGAACAAATTAGTCAAGAGATTATTAACTTTACAACGGGTTAATAATGGCAGGACTAAAGGCGGTATTAGGTACCGCACACCATTTGCACGTATGAGCGGTGAGTATACAACATCTATAGAAAACTCACTAGCAAATTATTTCTTACTACAAACAACATTTCCTAACGCTTCAATACTAGTATGTGGAGATGATAGTTTGATCTTTTTAGATAGAAAAGATTTTGAAGGAATAACTGAGTCGTGGATTAAGGAGCAAATGGCTTTATTTGGACAAGACACTAAGGTAGACAGAATTGCATACACGATGGAGGAAATTGATTTCTGCCAGTGCTCGCCTATTGAGAAAGAACAAGGATCCTATGTTATGGTAAGGAAGCCTGAAAGATTACTTTCCAGGATTCAGTACACAGACTATAAGGTTAATGAACTAAACATCAAAAAGTTCAGGAATGGGTTAGCATTATGCGAATTGGCCAATTGTTCTGGTATACCAATTCTGCAACAATTCTGTAAGCACATTATAGAGAATAACAACTTCTCTGGCCCCAGTGAGCAAGCAAAACCTCTATATGATATGGTGAATGAGCAAAGACTACATCTGGAAGAAGTTAAAGACTTAACTCGAGTCAGCTTTGAGAAGGCCTTTGGAATATCTGTTCAGCAGCAGTTGGACGTAGAAAGAAGGCTTTCCACAAAAGAAGACAAGAGATTTGAAAAGTACTTATCCAAGCACCATAACTTTATGCCTACTCAGGGGCCTCGCGATATTTAGACTTTACCATCTATTTATCAGCTATCATGCCACCCAAGCATAATAACTCACAAGGTAACGCCCACAACAACCAAAATCAACAAGCCAAGAGAAAGTTCTATGGGAAACGTCGTAGCAAAAACAAGACGATGGTTCTTATCAACGGTTCTGCACCTGTTGCCAATTCCACGCGCTCCAAGACGGGAACGCCTTCTATCATGTCCAATGGTAGAACTTGCGTTGTATCGCACACCGAGTACATCGCAGATATCTCGTCGACATCAGCGAACTTCTTCTGCAACGAGTATCCTATTAACCCAGGACTCAACAGAAGTTTTCCCTGGCTCTCTGGAGTTGCCACCAACTATGAGTCGTATTTATTCAGACGACTCGAGTATTCTTACAGGCCTTTGTGTCCCACATCGACGCAAGGTACAGTAGTTTTGGCAATCGACTATGATGCCGCTGATCCGAAACCAACCAGCAAGGTACAGGTTAACAGTTTCCAAGAAACTGTTACAACAGTCCCATGGAACAAAATCACACACCATTCCAAACCTCATAATCTTAGAAAGTTTGGAGTCCAACGCTACGTAAGGACTGGTGCTAATCCTGCCAATAGCGATATTAAGACCTACGACATAGGCAACTTGTTTGTTTGTACCAGCAATACCCCATCTACCACTACGACTCTCGGGGAAATTTGGGTTTCATATACTGTGGAACTCTTAACTCCTCAGCTATCATTAGCAACCACATCAACTAGAGGTTTACCTGAACTTCCGGCTGCAGGTTGGCAATGGGCTAAGATCAAAGTGGTAAATGGTATTGTCCAGATGCTTTCTAACTATGCATCTGAGATAATCTTTGCGATTAAAAATTCATTTATAATAGGTCCTAACACCTTTATAGATATAGTTTTTAATCCTAGGTTTTTGTCAAAAGTGCTTTACCACACTTTCCAAGCAAACAGGGGCTCGGGTATGTTAACTTCAAAGCCGCCTAACTTTCCAGCTTATAACAGGAATGCACCCTATATGGTGTCGCAAGATGCTGATGCCTTTTCTGGTTTGGGCTTCTCATTATCAAACCAAGCTACTGCGGACCCAAACTCATATAGAAGAGTTTGGTCTTCTATGCCTACAAATGCCACTGTTGAACGAACAAATCCATTCATAATGAGATTTAAATGTCCCTCTACGGGTGATGTTGACATCTCTTATGGATGTTTTGAGACTAGTCGCTCCTATATCGGGTCTGACCCTACAGCATGGATCCTTTCTACCGAGGGTCCTGATAGTGACTACACAGATCCTATACCATGGGATCTTTACTCGTTTGCTTCAGCAGCAGTGTTTTCGCAAAGAGCAGTAGGAGTATCTCCAACCACTCGAGCAATGTGGAAAACATCTTTCGTGATAGAACAGTCACATCTTGCAGATCCTTATTTTGATAGGGATTTTATCAATGAGCCATCCTTAACAACGCTTCCGCCTGAGTACATCCAGGAGAGAGAAGCTCTCGTAGAACAAAGATTCAATCGTTTGTTCATTAGGGATATGCCTGGTCTAGATCGAGAACCAGGTTACACTGTTGTTGACTAGGTTGTTGGTTAGCAACATCAGCTTTATTTGTATATATGTACATATATAGCACTCGGCAAAGGAACACAAAAATTGAGGATACTATGAGGCAGGGAGTGTCAGTACGGGCCTGGGAAACCCTACACTGGAC